TAATAGTTACTTTACGCATCGGAGTTAGAAGATTGTAATAAGGACTTGACGGGTTCATTGGGTTGAACGCGCCTGTCTGGTCAATTATGCGAAGGCTCATTGTGCCAGTCTGGAATACATCTGAAAGAGCTGTACGACCGCGTGTAGTTTTGATTGAATCAACTAGGCTAGACACATCGACTGATACTGAAGTCGTATCGGCTAAAGCATTAACTCCCAGAACGCCAGAATCGAGAATCATAGGCGAGGCAAAGCCAGCACCTGTTGAAAAGTTGATAATTGCGTTAATTACTGGAAGTGTCATTATTACTCAAAGACTGTTACTGCGCCTGGGCGAAAGGTATTGTTCCCGTTTGTATTAGCAATCACTAATGCATCAGCAACAACTTTGACCATACTATCTTGTGTTAGTAAAGATCCTTCAACATTGACATTGACTGTAACTGGTGATTGTGGAATTGTATTCTGTAAGAAGGTTGGAAGTGAGAAACCAAAGCCACCACCTGTTGAGCCACCTAGACCAGCAAAAGGATTATTGTTATTGGTTGCTGGTGGAGTTGGAGTTGGAGTTGGAGTTGAAACTACTTCAACTGGCACTGGATCTGGATTGTTTGTTTCTGGCTTCTTTGGATCAGTTGGAACTAAAATAACAACATCTGATGGCTCTTTAGGCACATTCTTTAGGCCGCCCAAGCTACTACCTAAAGACATTCCACCGATCTTTGTCAGAAGGCCAGCAATACCTTCAAGGCTAGATAGTGCTGCAGCGAATGGATCTACAGGTGGCTTGATCCCATTAATTGAACTTTGAAGCGCGGCAGTGGCTCGCTGTGATGCTTCTAACTTCTTTTGTAACTTATCGGCTAGATCAGCATCTTCATTAAGAATAGCGCGTTGCAGTTGTAGGCGTAATTTTTCTTCATCTGAGATTTTGCCTTTTAACGCAGCTTCAATCTGAATTTTATCAATGTCAAACATGGCATTAGCCTTAGACAATTTTGCAGCGTTGGCAGCGGCTAATTTATCTGCTTTAATCTTTGTAGCAGCAGCAGCCTTAGCTGCTGCTATCCGTCTAGCCTCTGCTTCTTTTTCAGCTTTAATAATTGCATCTTGTTGTTTTTTTAATTCGTCTAATGATCCTGGAAAAAATAGAGGCCCGGCATTTTCTTGCGCACCTAGTTTTCCAAAATAAGTTAAGAGATCAATAATTGGTTTTAATAAAGGATTTAGTAACTTAAAAATGTCTGCTAAATGACCAAAGAATAATTCAAGACCTTTTCCTGCTAAAGGTATATCTTTCAATTTTTGAATAAACAACGCCATGCCTACTGTTATATCTGCAACATTTTGTGCAAGTTCAGTAAGTTTATCGGTTACGCTAACCATGCCACCGCTATCACCAGAAAGAATATTAAAGGCATCAACAAGCCCTTTGCCTATCGTTTCCTGTGCTTCACCTGCCGCGGTTGTAAGTATTTTTAACTGACCAGAAAATGTTTCAGCATTAGTAGCTGCAGATCCTTTGAAAGTGCTTGCAAGTTTAGCGGTCAAACTTTCTAAACTCATTGTTTTTAATTCAGCTGCAGTTAAACCTAATGAATACTTTTTCAAGCCTTCAGTATTACCAGCCTGAGCAGCCGCTAAATCGGTTATAACTGTATCTAAACTTTGACCTGACCCAGCAGCTACATCCAACGCAAGGGTTAATAATTCTTGTGACTTAGAAACTGAGCCAGTTACCTGCAAAAGTTTCTGCATGGCTGGCCTTAAATTGTCATCCACCTCACCTGTAGCTGCAGATAGTTTTGCAATAAATGATTCGACTGCAGGATTTTGAAATTCTAATCCTAAATTTTTCATTGTGTTAGCTAAAATTGCAGCAGACTTCTCATCTTCTGCAAACGCTTTTACGGCGGCTTTGCCAAAATTTATAATTGCTGTAGCTGAAAACGCTACGGCTAGTTTCTTGCTTAAAGAACCAACAGCACTTTCTAAACCGCTGGTACTTTTGCCAGCTTTATCAAAGGCTTTTTTGCCCGTAAATTCGGACGCAATGTCAATTACTACTGATGGATTAGCCATTAGTTATACCCCACTGCCGAATTAAATTTATCTCTAGCTTTCTCGATTGCTTTAAGTACAGCAGCATTAGTCTTGCCGCCATCTTCTTTCCATGCGCGAAAGATTGCGCGGCCTTTCATCTTGCGAGATCGGCGGCCTCTACCTGTTTGATTATTGGCATCGACTATCTGACCATATTGATTCATGGCTTGTACAAATATTGATCCTGCTTCTGGGTTACGGCTTCGGCCTTGATTTTTATTTGCGCCTACTTTATTTGTACCAAAATCAGCATGACCAGGTACTTGCACTATAAATGATGCACCTTGTTCACGACCATTAGGGTTAACACGACCAGCAGTTTCATAGATAGCACCAGCAGCTGAAGCATTTTGAATACGAGCTAAAGATCTAAATCCAGATTTATTTGGTTTGCTTGGTGAAGTTTTATAACCAATGCCACGCTTGGCTGCACTGCTAGACCATTCAGGGAATCGACCAGTAACAGGAGATTTACCCCACCCCGATAAAGGTGCTTGTGATGGGATAAACCCTTTTGCCTTAGCAGTAATTGGCTTTAATAATGAAGCCATTTCTTTTTGAGTTTCTTTGGCCAGATCAGGAGCAAACTTCTTCAATGCTTTACGAAGTGCGATTCCGCCCTTTACTTCGACTGGCATCTTTCATCTCCTTAGATCGATCTTTCATAGCCTGTAATAAAGCCTTGAACATTCTCGAATCAAGTTCGAGCAAGTCGTTAGGCGCGATCCGAGTCTCTAAACTTAATCTTGCGACCAAGTAAGTGAATGAATCCCGCCCTATAATTCCGGGTCATCATCTAAAACTTCCACCTTTGAAAGTGTGTCTAGAAACCCTGACCCAAAAGGCTTGACTGTTTCGCCAGTAACTTCACAGTTACGGCGAATACATTCCCAAGCCAGCCAATACACATCGCTCTGTTTTTCATCGTCACGAAAGGCTTTATGAAAACCTTTTTTGGCGTATGACTCGAATGCGAACTCGATCGATGGAGTTATCTGATGATCAGATACAGAGCCATCTGCCCTTGTGATCTTTAGCTTTGCCATTTTTTTAGCCCTTTTCTTTAGTAGTTAGATTATGACCAAGTACCAGTTGATGCAGTTGCTGTCTTGCTGTTAGCAGTGAATGTGATGTCGATCATTGCTTCATCAGCAACAGCGCCTGCAATGTCGGTAAGGTTATCAACCAAGATTGTGCCTGAGTAAAGCAGGTTAGTTGCTGATACAGCAGCTGATGAATCTTGAATTGCTTGCCATGCAACAGTTGTGCCATAAGCAGCCTGAAGTGTAGGCAATACGCTTGCTGTCGCTGTGTCGTTCAAGAATGAAACTGTGAGTGTATCTGCTGAGAGCCCGGTCACAAATTTGTGGCTGGTATCTCCCATCGCGGTTGTCTCGATCTGATCTGACTGACGATTAAGAGTAAATGCTGTCACATGGTCAGAAAGATTGATAGTGGCAATCTTAAAACCGACCTTGTTATTTAGAAAAATTGCCATGATTATTCTTCTTCCTTCTTAGTAGTTACTGGCTTTGGTGCTGTTTCGGTGATCTGACCAATCTTCTTCAAGAAGGCTAGATCCTCTGGTGTTAGGTCTGACATATTAACTCCAACTTGTTAGGATTGATACGGACATCTCGCAGCTGAGCAGATCACCTGATGCAGCATTGAGAACGCTAGGGGCAGATATACTGCCTACATTATAGGCCAAAGAACTAGCGGCAAGTAAATTGAACACTCGAACCACATTAGTTTCAATGCCGTTTAGATTGCCTTCGTTATCGAATAAAGGCACAGTAATAATAATCTTAAAATTAGCCAGTGCGCTGACTGTGTTGCGCGAGTTATTGCTAGGCGCGAGATAAGGATCGTCCGGGCTTACGATTACGGAATTTGCGAGAACTACGCTTGGCGGAAACGCGAATGTGCTCCAAAGTGAGTTATCAACTAACGCGGTTGCTAGCGTAGTTCGAAGAGTAGTAACTGATGATGGCATCAGCCCACCATTGAGCGTGGGTCGAGCGCGTGCGCGATCAATCCTCTAACCTTAGCGAGCAGCTGTGCTGACATTCGATAAGGTGAGGGCTGGAAATCGACAGAATTAGAACCAGTTAAAGTGCTGGTTCTTGCTTGCCAGATCTCTACAGCTATCATGAGAGCCGCATTCTGGACTGCTTCATCAAGAGTCCAGTCTGTGTAAGTCTCGCCTGTTACTGTGCCAAAAGGTTCAATAGGATGCTTAGACTGTTCGACTGTGTGAGTCGTAGTTACTGAAATTGAATAATTACCAACTGCTGTAATTGTTTTAGATCCAGCGTATTTAGTACCTGAATTGGCAATAGTTACAGTCTGTCCTACATAAAAAATCTCTGTTACTGGAATGTCAAAATATAAAGTTCCTTCGCCTACGATATTGCTATGCGCTACAGCGAACCACTTAGGAGCCCATAACATCGGAATAAGAACTGCATCTGAAGCATCTGCAACAGATTGCAAGGTGGCATCGCTATAAAGTGTGCCGACTCCTAGAGTTGATCTAAGTTCAGCTACTGTTGTGAGTGCCATTCCCATTCCTTTCTAAAGACCAAGAGGGGGCAAGGGCTATGCCCCCTCTTAGCGACTTAGGGTATTACTTACGCAGCGTTGTTGAAGCGGAAAGCTCCAGCACCAATCTTTGTAGCGATTGCGCCGTATCCGTAGTAC